GTTCAGCGGTGGTGGTGGCTTCGATGACGGCTTCGGTGGTGGCGACCAGGGTGGCTTCGATGACGGCTTCGGTGGTGGCGACCAGGGTGGCTTCGATGACGGCTTCGGTGGTGGCGACCAGGGTGGCTTCGATGACGGCTTCGGCGGTGGCGACGACAACACGACCGCTACCGGCATCATGCGGGACGCCTTACGCAGTTTCGGTCTGGAGGCGCTACTGGATGACCCATCGCTAGACCTTGTAAACGCTTGGGTTCGTACCGGCGACATGGAAGCCGTGTGGGCGCAGGTCCGTGAATCCGACCCGTACAAGACGCGGTTCCCAGGGATGCAGCAACTAGCCGACCTGGGACGAGCCGTCAGCGAAGAAACCTACGTCGCCCTCGAACGGTCCTACGCCCAAACACTCCACCAATACGGAATGCCAGCCAGCTTCTACGACGACCCCTCCGACTTCGGAGACCTCATCGCCGGCGACGTATCAGTCGCAGAGTTCACCAACCGTGTCGCCCTGGCATCAGAAGCCGCCCAAGCAACAACCGGCGAAGTGCGTGACCAACTATCTGCCTATTATGGAATCAACGAAGGTGACATAACTGCCTATTACTTGGACCCGGAGAGAGCCACATCTATATTTGAAGAACGTGAACGATTGGGAGCAGCCCGGATCGGCGGCATAGCCGCAGAAACCGGATTTGGCACCATCGGCCGTCAAACCGCAGAACGCCTTAGGGCCGCTGGGGTTACTGAGACTAAAGCTCGTCAGGGTTTCCAGGAAATAGCGCAGTCCACCATCGCGGAAGAATCCGTGGGCGACATAGGTGATATCACCCGTACCCAACTGGTTGGTGCAGAGTTTGGTACCGACCCGGAAGCGGCGCGTCGCATAGAGAAACGGCGGCAAACCCGGTTGTCCAAGTTTGCTCAAAGCGGTGGTCCGGCACTAACCCAGGGCGGCTATATAGGGCTTGGTTCGGCCAAATAGTATCCCCGGTTAGTTGCCTTCGGACACGGGTTAGTGGGGGCTGTTATTGTTTCTTTTAGATGTTGACGGCCGCGGAATCTGAATCCGTGGGAGCTGCAACATCGACCACCACCCATCGGCCTCCCCGACGGGTGCGACAAGGGCAGGGAGTGAACATAGATGGCTGAGATGCAAGAGTCTGAGACTGTCGAACTAGAAGACGGCGACGAACCGAAACGCAGTTGGCGGCGGGATCTCGAAGACCGGGCGAAAACGGCGGAGACGAAAGCCTCCGAGTTGGAAACCCAGTTGGCAGGGTTGCAGCGGGCAGAAGCGTTCCGGTCGGCAGGAATCGACCCAACTGATTCACGTCAATCATATTTCGTAAAAGGGTATGACGGCGAAATCGAGTCGGAAGCGATCCGAACGGCAGCAGTCGAAGCAGGGTTCATCAGTGGTGAACCTGGCGGAGATACGCTTCCTGACAATGTGGTGGCTCTCCCGGGTTCGGGGGATGTAATCACTTTGCATCAGGAGTTGGCTGCACAGCAGAGGATCGCTGAGGCTGGGGTTGCTCCACCGGTTCAACCGGTCGATCTGAACACTCAGATCGGGGCTACGCAGAATGAAGCCGAGTTGAAGGCTTTGATGCGGTCGCATGGCTACGAGTTCGACGTTCAAGGATAAAGGCTCTCCCTTTCCCTTGGAGTAACAACTAGATGGCTTATACACAGAAGTCATCGCTTTCTAGCGATCAGGTAGCCTTCGAGCAGTTGGCGTATTTCGCGTACCGGTCAAACCCGTTGCATGATTCTTACGCTTCTGTGAAGGCAACACGTCAGTCCCATCGTGGTTCTGGTGTGACGTTCAACATCTATGCGGATCTGTCGCAGGCCACTTCGGCTTTGACAGAGACTTCGGATGTGACGGCCGTCGCTATGAGCGATTCAACCGTGACCGTGAGTCTTGTCGAATACGGCAACGCGGTCATCACCACGGCAGCCCTCAGAGGCCAGTCGTTTCTCAGCGTAGATTCCGATGCGGCAAACATCGTCGGTTACAACGCTGCTGACAGCATGGATCAGGTAGCAGCAGACGTTTTGCAGGCCGGTTCCAACGTGAAATACATCGGGCAGTCAAGCCGCGGTGCGATCACGTCGTCCAACACGATCACTTCGTCAGCTGTGCGTGAGCAGGTAGCGGCGTTGCGTTCGGCTTCGGTGCCTACATTCTCGGGTGGGTCGTACATCGGGTTCATTCACCCTGATGTTGTCTACGATTTCATCGAGGGGACAGCGGTCACGGATCTGCGTTCATTCCAGATTCGTCAGGACGCTGCCGGTGTCCGCCAGGGAAGCATCGGGGTGTTCGATGGAGTTGACTTCATTGAGACTCCGCGTGCACTTCTGGTGGCTGACGGTGGGTCCACGACAACCGATGTCTATGGCACGGTTCTGATCGGCCAGCAGGCGTTGGCGAAGGCTTACAGCACCACTTACGGGGAGAACCCGTCTGTTGTGTTCGGCCCGGTGACCGATTCGCTGCGCCGTTTCCAGCCGGTTGGCTGGTACAGCATGTGCGGTTACGGCCGTTTCAGGGAGGCTGCGATCCGTCGGATCGAATCAGCTTCCAGCATCGGCTCCAACTAGGGGTCGTGACGTTTATTGACGGGGGCCGGGGTCTGGCAAGCGCCTCGGTCCCCCGTCGATGAGCGAGAGGAGACGTGTCGTGGGTTACAAGGTGCGGAAGCCTCGGAGGCCGAAGCGGTGACTGACGGCAAGTATGCGTCGGTTGGTTTTTTGACGAAGCGCGGCGCGTCTAATCGTAAACCTGTTCTCAGGGACTCTGACGGCAAGGTCGGTGGGGTCCAAACCGAGCATTGGGATGGGCGTGTAGACGCCAAGGTTGTTCCTGCTTCGGTTGAACTTCGAGTCATCCAGGGAGGTGACCGGTAATGGCTGTTTCAGCCTCGGGGCTGTTTGTCCCTACTTTCCGTGATGTGTTGGATGCCACTCAGTTGGCGATCAACACGGGTTCGGACACGTTCCAGTGTTCCATGATTACGAATAGTGCGACGCCGGATTTTGATTCGCATGATCATTGGTCGGATTTGTCTGCCGATGAGGTGTCGGGTACTGGCTATTCGGCTGGTGGTGCTGCGATGTCGTCGGTGACGTTGGCTGGTTCTGGTGGCACGTTGACGTTTGATGCGGCTGATGTGTCGTGGACATCTTCGACGATTTCTAGTGCCCGTGCGGCGGTTGTGTATGACACGACTGTGACGAATGATCCGCTGGTTTGTTTGGTGGATTTTGGGGCTGATTATTCGTCTGCGAATGGGACGTTCACTATTACTTGGAATGCGTCTGGTATTTGGACGCTGGATTTGACTCCGTAGGGGGCTGAGGTATGGCTACGAACTTTCCGACGAGTCTGGATACGTCTTCGACGACGTTGCGGACCGATATTGCTTCGACTGACGACCTGGATGCGTCGGGTAAGGAGCATGATCTTCAGACGAACAATGTGAATGCTGCGGCGATTGCTGTGGAGACGAAGCTGGGTACGGGTTCGGCTGATGCTGCGTCGGCTACGGCTGGTCATGTGTTGACGCATTCGTCTGGTGGGGCTACGGCGTGGGCTGCTACTGGTGATGACACGACGAAACTGCCGTTGGCTGGTGGGACGTTGTCTGGTGCGGTGGTTGCTGCGGATCAGATCATCTCGCGTGCGGTGTTCAAGGATTACGGCGAGACAGCGGTTACGAACGCCACGTCGGGTGCGACGGAGACTCTCGACCTCGAATCCGGCAACGTGTTCGACCTCACCCTGAGCGCCAACTGCACGATCACCCTGTCGAACCCGCCCGCCTCGGGCACGTCTGGTTCGTTCACGCTGATTCTTCGCCAGGACGGCGCCGGATCGAGGACTGTCACCTGGCCTGCCTCAGTTGATTGGGCTTCTGCTACGGCTCCGACGTTGACGACGGATGCTTCAGCTGTTGATGTGCTCACCTTTATGACGGTGGATGGTGGCACGGTCTGGTTGGGGTTTGTTGCCGGTCAGGCTCTCGGCTAATGCCTCTCGGTGCTGTAAAGGTCGGCTTGTTCGCAGCCGCTGGAGCAGGCGGTGGGGGTGGTGCTGGCTATTTCTGCGGCGGCTACACAAACTTCACCACTATTGACCGCTTTGAGTTTCCTGATGAAACCCGAAGCACCTTGTCGTCAGGTTTGCCCACCGCTGTGAGTACTGGCGGTGGTGCAGGGAACGCTGGTGTTGCAGGTTACATATTGGGCGGCGTACTAACTGGTGGTACTACTGGGACCAATCTGGTGCAGAAGTTGGACTATGCCGATGACTCCACTTCGACAGTATCGGCCACCCTTGCAGGTAGCCGTTTCAACTCGTCGGGCATGGCCGACAGCGGCACCGCTGGTTACCAGTGTGGCGGGTATACGCCCCGCGATGACATATATAAACTCTTGTTTTCTACTGAGGCAACTTCAACCTTGTCGGCCTCGCTTTCGCTGTCTCCGTATCAGTTGTCGGCAGCAGCCGACAGTGGAACAGCGGGCTACATAGCAGGTGGCGCATACTATTCTGGGGGATGGCAGAAAACAGACCAGATCGAGAAGATGCCGTTTGCCTCTGAAACGCTTTCTACCTTGTCTGCGACGCTCGCCACAGGAACTATACACTTTTCGGGGATGGCTAACAGCGGCACCGCTGCATACTTCTCTGGAGGACAGGATTCAGGCGGCATCCTGTCCCGAACAGACAAACTGACGTTTAGTACCGACTCAAGAGCCACTCTGGGCACTGGGTTGTCTACAGCAAGGGCGGCATTGAGCCAAGGCATGGCCGACAGCGGCACCGCTGGCTACACGGGCGGTGGCGGGGCGAGCGTGGCGACCGTGGATCGGCGGGCTTTTGCGGATGATTCTCTCACAACCTTGTCAACAGGATTGTCGGCGGGTCGCAGATGGACTGTGGGCATTGCAAACGAAAGCGCACTCGCATAATGAACATCACCGACGCCATCGCTGAGATCCAGCAGCCACGCTCCCGCTACCAGTTGATCCACTTCGTCATCGGCCAACATGACACACCTGAGATGCGCTTCTACCAAGTGGTAATCGAGCTACAGGACATGGGTTACAAGCTCCGGATGGCTCAACTCGGTGTTCGCAAAGCCCAGGTCGAGATCGAACGCCTCCTCGCGACCGGCGACGACCTCGACGCGATCGAGGCTGAGGAGAAGCAGGTCGGCCTGGAACAAACCCGGATCGTGATGCGGGGTGCGGAACGAGAACTGGCGGTCCTGACCGACCTGTTCGATGAGTCGCAGAAGTTCACCCGCGATGAGATCGAACACGCCCAGCCTGAGTATTGGCAGAAGCGCCTCACCCGCCAGACCAACCTGCAACTCATGGCAGGCGGCGTGCAATGGGCGCAGCTCGACTCGCTGCGCCAGGCCGGGATGCTCGACGAGGTCATCGCTGAGCGGGAACGTGCGCTGTCGAACGGCCACCAGGAGCTGACCCCGTGAT